GAAGGGGCGTTAATCATAGCGACAGTTGATGATCCAAAACAAAATGTTTTTACGATTGAAGGTGTAAATAATGGTTGATGCTAAAAGAATGATGGAAACTGATGAAAATGGTATTAAACGTCAGTTTTTTCCTATTACACATTTTTCAGCAATCCTTGGTTTATCAGAGATAATGAGCGGACAGGCAAAAGTTTTATCTGTTAACGGAAAAACTGGAGCAGTTATTATTACGCGTGCAGACTTAGATTTACCTAACGATGGGATTATGATTTCTCAAGAAGAATATGAAAAATTCAAACTAATTTTAGCCGATTATGAAGCTGGAAAACTAGGTGGTTCTGGTGTTGAGTTTGAAAAAGTAAAAGGAGATGAAGAATTAAATGCCTGATTTATACGTAGTGAAAAAAGATGGCGTAGCTATTGACGTACAGACTAGTACAGCTGGCGTTGTTGGATTGAATGAATTTGTAGATGGAAAGATTAGTGGTACTGGAGCAGGGACTGTTTCGTCTGTAAATGGTCATACAGGTGAAGTTGTTTTAACTGCTTCAGATGTAAAAGCGTTGCCTGACACAACCATCATTCCAACACTTCCTGGCAATGCTACTGCTGAAAAAGATGGTTTAATGTCTAAAATGGATAAAGAAAAACTGGATGCATTACCAGTTTTTACATTTGAAAAGGTAGGTGACGCATAATGGCAGATATCGTTCAGTTAAAAGAAAATGGTAATGCGAAATATATGAAAACACACGTTGATGGGTTGGATGGAATTGACGGAAAACTTGTTAAAGCGACTGGAAATGAAACAATTTTAGGAACAAAGAATTTTCAAGATGGTTTACAGTTTAAAGGGTTAACTGTCCAAGCTGGCATGATTGAGCGTGCAATAACAATGGCTGATAGAAGTGATACAACAAATATCACAGATGTAAACGGAAAATTGACTCGAATTGGAAATATAGTTTTTTTAACCTTTAACTTTAAGTGCGATAATTGGCCTACAGGAACTGAAACACGTTGGATCATTACTATACCGAAAGGTTACAAACGTGATCAAGGGTATCCTGCACAAACAGCACTTTCGCTTGTTAGGAACGCAAATCAACCAGCCGATGCCCGTGCTTATATTGATCAAAATAGTGTAATACAAGTGAAATCTGGTAATGGAAGTTCTTATGTTTCAGGAATGTGGATAACACCAGATGTGTGGCCAGTATAAGGAGGAAATTGCAAATGAAAGTAATATACAAAGTATTATATCCAATGGGGTTTGAAAAACACGAAGTGGAGGATAATTTTCCAACGTCTTTACCTTTTGTAGAGATTGAACCGCTTGGAGGTTTGGGCAATGAACAGTCACAATTCTTTAATTTTTCAGAACAAAAATGGGAAGAAGCAGTCACGCAAGATTATTCTAAAAAATTAAACTTATTAGAAAATCTTGCGAATAGCTTAGAAGTTTCAAATAGCGAGTTAAAACAAGCAAATGAAAAACTAACTGCTAAAGCAGAATCGCTTGCACAAATCAATTCTAAGACTATGCTTACGTCGCTTCAAAATACTAAAGAAATTGATGCGATTAAAGAGCAAATCGGAGGTGCAAAATAATGTATTCATATGATGACATTAAACTGATGTATGACTGGGGCTTTTTCACGCCTGAACAAGTATCAGAATTTGTGCCTAGTTGTATTACAGAAGAGGAATTTACTAAAATGACAGGAAAACCGTTTAGCAAAAGCTAGGCGGTTTTTTGTTAAAGGGATGGAGACGATAACTTGAAAGATGAGCCTTTAATTGAAATCGTCGATCGTTTGGCACGAATTGAGACAAAGTTGGATAATCACGAACAATTAAGAGAGAAAGCAGACATAGCACTCTCAATGGCCAAAAACAATGAAGGCGATATTGCGGAAATAAAAGAGAATCAAAAGTGGACGTGGCGAACAATTGCAGGAATTGGGGTTTCTGTTGCTGTTTACTTAATCACGAAATACTTAGGAGGAATTTGAAAATGATACTACCAGACAAGTATTACAAAATCATCAAATGGGGAGTACTCACTGTACTTCCTGCTAGTTCTGTTTTAGTAGCAACGTTAGGCAAAGCCTATGGTTGGCAACAAACAGATATGGCTGTTTTAACTATCAATGCCATTGCAACTTTTTTAGGAGTAGTAACAGGTGTATCAGCATATAATTTAAAAGACAAGGAGTAAACGAATGAAAAAGAAAATTTTAGTTGGAGCGTTAATCGCTCTATTTTTTATGCCTTTAAATGTATTTGCTGCTAAAGGCGATCAAGGCGTTGATTTGTCTATTTGGAATGGGTATCAAGCAACATTTGGTTATGCACATGATAAATTCTCAATTTCACAAATTGGTGGGCAAAACAACTATGGGATTTATGATCAAGTTACTTATTCTAGTCAAGTAGCTAGTACGATTGCTCAAGGTAAACGAGCGCATACGTATGTATGGTGGCAAAACGTCCTTACCTACGAAAATGCAAAACAAGTATTAGATTACTTTTTACCTAAAGTTCAAACACCAAAGGGATCAATTGTCGCCTTAGATGCGGAAGACGGCGTTCAATCGACGGATGTAACGCTATGGGCGTTAGACTATATCAAAGAGGCTGGATATACACCGATGCTTTACGGATACAAAGGGTATCTTACTTCATCTTATGATTTATCACGAATTGCAAAGAAGTATCAATTATGGATGGCAGAATATCCAGATTATGAAGTGACACCTTATCCAAATTACAATTATTTTCCTTCATTTGAAAATATCGGTATTTTTCAGTTCACGTCAACCTACGTTGCAGGAGGGCTAGATGGTAACGTTGATTTAACAGGTATTACTGATAATGGTTATACAAAGAATAACCAACCAGCAACAAACACACCAGCTATTGAGGAAGGTAAAGAAGTAGAAAATACGCCAAGTTCCGATGTTAAAGTGGGCGACACTGTTAAAGTGAAATTTAGTGTTGATGCTTGGGCAACTGGCGAAGCTATTCCGCAATGGGTAAAAGGAAACAGTTATAAAGTACAAGAAGTAACTGAGAGCAGAGTATTGCTTGAAGGTATCTTGTCATGGATCAGCAAAGGCGATATTGAATTATTGCCAGATGCGGCAACTGTTCCTGATAAACAACCAGAAGCGACTCATGTGGTACAATACGGCGAAACATTATCAAGCATTGCTTATCAATACGGAACAAACTATCAAAGATTGGCTGCATTAAATGGATTGACAAATCCAAATCTTATTTACCCTGGCCAAATTTTGAAAGTAAATGGATCAGTAGTAAGCAACATTTACACAGTTCAATACGGTGATAATTTATCAAGTATTGCAGCTAAGCTTGGTACGACTTATCAAACCTTAGCTGCATTAAACGGATTAGCAAATCCTAACTTGATTTATTCTGGTCAAACATTGAGCTATTGATTTTTTGCAAAATCGGTTGAAAATAAAAAATATCTGATTTAAAATATAGTTACCTTTTGATATTTCCATATTTGACCTTCTTTTATGAGAGTAAAAGAAGGGTGCACCTATCTTTTCCAAGTCCTAAGATAGGTGCATTTTTTGTTGAAATTCAAAAAAGAAAGCGGTAAAATGTCTTTACCAAACAATTTTATTTTTCATTATTACCTCTTGCCACCTTTCCCAAACGAGGCGGCATCTTTTTACATATTATATAATCTTATTTATCACGAAGACCACTTCTTCTAAATAACGTGGTTGTTTATTTGTTTATTGACGAATTTTATGGATAATGATATTGTTAAATATATATTTACTGGAATACAAGTTATGACTACAGTGAGGGGGAATAATTTGTGATAAAAGGTGGTAAGTATTCTCTTTACTTAGATGAGTGTATTTTTACAGATAAAAATACTAGAGAAAAGATATATGGAATATGTGGGGTAGCTGTCCATGAAAGTGAGTTATACAATATGCGTAAAAATTTGGGCGAGCTCAAAATCTCTCTTTGGGGAGATAAAATAAAATATGTAAACGCTAAAAATGTTGTATTACACTCTACTGAAATTCGAAGAGCAAGATCAAGTGATATACCTGAATATCAAATATTTAATAAAAAAGCAAATATTCGCAAAGCTTTTAATGGTATTGGGAATATCATTGAATGCAGAAAGTTAGTTATTTTTGGAGCAGTTATAAATCTTACAGATTTAGAGGAAACATATAAAGTATTTAAAGGTAGTAGTAATTATACTGGAGATTTTATATGTATGACTGAAATCATTGATAATTATAATTGCTTTTTAAAATGGCACAATGCAACAGGCAATATCATATTCGAAAGTAGAGCGTCAAAAAGTGGTAATCATGCAGACAATAAACTAAAAAAACAGTTTTATAAAATAATAGCCCATGGAACAAAAATATATAGAGGATTAGACTTACAAAGCAACATTACTGGTATTGATTTCATAAAAAAACAAGAAAATGATGCTGGTCTACAAATAGCAGATTTTACGGTTCAACCATTTTTAATGAATTTTTGTGGAGAGAATCAAACAAAGCCAAGTATCTATTCTACTTTGAAGAAACATCGATATTCAGGATTAGAGACTTTTGGTGAGAAGAATTCTAAAATTTTTGGTGTTAAATATATAAAATAGTTGACAATACCTAACTGAAGGGTATAATATTAATTTATCAGGTACGAATAAGATTAAGTTCTTACTTCCTTAATAGGATAATCGTACACTGTATTAATTAATGCTTAAAAACGACGTTAGTTTTGGAATATCTGAAACTACATGAGTAAATTCATGCAATCGTCGGGTTCTTGTCTTGAAGGATGAGTGTCATATGATGCTTATCCTTTTTCATTTTTAAGGAAATTAGCTCAGCTGGTTAGAGCAAACGGCTCATAACCGTTCGGTCACAGATTCGAGTCCTGTATGGTTCATAATGAATCCCTACTTCTCATTGTGAGAGGTAGGGATTTTTTTATTTATTCGGTATATTTTATATGTCTATTCGCTTGCCTTTTTTTATTTTTTGATGTAGATTTTATCTTGTTGTTATAGTCTATTTTGCTAATTTGAATTAAAATGATATTACGCAAACCCTTGTGAGTTCTAGTCTGTCTAAATATGGTGTTGTAGAAAAATTACACCGTGAAACTAAATAATTTATTTAGATAGAGCCTAGAATCCTTGTTGTGTAAGGGTCTAGGCTTTTTATCTTTTGATTCATTACATGTTCATTTGTAGATGGAATGTAGAGGGAGGATTACCCAAGTTTGGCTGAAGGGGACGGTCTCGAAAACCGTTAGGCGAGTAACATCGTGCAAGGGTTCGAATCCCTTATCCTCCGTACTGAGAAGCAGTTGAGTTATTAGTTGCAAATAAAACGACAGAGACGTACACTTAAAGTAGAAAAATACTTAAGAAGAGGTGTCTATTATGTCAAACTATGAAGAAAAAGAAGCGCAAGCATTAGTAAAAATTGCCGACGTTTTGAACAAATTGGATGCAAGTTTAGAAGAGTTGGCCTCGCTAGATGAGGATACAAAAAAACATAGTATGAAGAAATGGATTGTTGAAAAAAAAGCCATTCATGAGATTAAAAAAATTGCACACGAAGCTGGTAAGTATGACAAGTATGATGAAAAAGAATTAGAAAAAGAAATGGATCTGTTGGAAAAGTTTATGTAAAAAAGCGCTAGCTTTTGTTCAACAGTTATTTAAGTTTGAGTCTAGAATTAATCGTTTTGATTTTTTCTAGGCTTATTTTTTATGAAGTAAGCAAATCGTATCGGGAGAGGTATTGAATTAAGAAATAAAGCATGTATTGATTCAGAAAAAAAGTTGTAGTAAAATGTTCGTCACAACTACTTTTCTTCTGATTTCATAGAAGGAAAAGTTGGAATAATGAATTGAGAAGAGTCGATTTTTAGGAGATGATTTTAGGTGACTTTTTATCAATTATTGCAGTTAGATCCATTTATTTTAAAACAAAAAATTCATCAAGCGGATACTAAAAAACAGCGGAGATATTTTTGGCGCGCCTTGTTAATAAGGGATATCTTATTAGTTTCGTTTGCGATTTTATGGGTGTCGACGATTACTTTTTTCTTTGGAAAAGCTGTAGCGCCTTTTTCAATTGTATTATTTTGTTTGCTGTTGAGTATCCGTTTCGTCTCATATGGCTACAGGGAAAAACAGGCCTTGCTTAGTTTAGGAATCGTGTTAACAATTCTAGGTGTTAGTCCATTAATTTCACTGATTTCTGTATCATTTTTACAATTGGGCCTTCATTTTATCTGCTTGCTGGCATTGTTTTTCTTAACTGGTAAAAACCCTAAAATGGGTAATCCTGGCTTGTATACGTTCTCCTACTTATATTTAGTTGGCACGGTTCACTATCAATCGTTTCAGCAATTAGAACAAACTTTCTTTGTATTAGTGTTTGCTTATCTACTTTTAGCTTTTGTTTATCATGTGAAACATAAAAAATTGGATCAAGAGATTACTTTTATACAGATGGTTACAGAAAATGGTTTTTTTAATCAAAGAAATATTTGGTTTGGTTATTACGCTTTAGGCATTAGCTTATTACTTTTTATAGGAACGCACCTTCAGATTGACCGCTTTATGTGGGCAACATTTGCTAGTTCGTCATTATTTTCTGGGTATGATACGTTTAAATTGTCTGAACGAGCAAAAGAACGAATAATAGGGGTCGTTATTGGTTCTCTAGTATCGGCTATCTTGTTATTTTATATACCAACGAACCTACTTGGTATTTTAGGAGGACTTTGTTTAGGCTTATGCACATCTTATAAAAGTAAAACGATTTTTAATTGTGTTGGTGCTATCATGGCAGCTTCTATGATATTTGGGCTAGAAACAAGTCTTTACTTAAGAATTTTGTTAAATATGTTGGGGCTAGCTTACGGTTTGCTTTATCATTTTGTCTTTGTAAAAACTATGTCCTATTGCAATCGCAAGGAGTGGCTGAAATTGTCTGAATAAAAGGAGCCTAACATTCTTTCTTGAAAGAATGTTAGGCTCCTTAGACATTTTTGTTTATATTCCATATTATCAAATTATATGCATGCTGTTAATCAATGCCCAACTGCTATATCAAATGTCGCAATTTTTGCTGAGCCAGTAGGTACAAGGTCTAGTTCCACTTCGTCAAACCTATTGCCATCAACTGGTATCCCAAAGTAAATGGTAGATGGTCCAGTTCTACTTTTATAGATTATTATCTATTAGTATACCTAAATTTCTATTTAATTCGTAATGACTGACCAGGATAAAAAACAGAAGTTTCAATGCCTGGATTTAATGCTAATAATTCTTCTAAGGTTAAACCATTTCTTTCGGCTAACTGTCGCCCACCTTCACCACTTCGTACCGTATCGTATATAGGTTGGTCTGATTTAGAATTTTGTATTTGTTCACGAGAATCAGAGTTTTGTGGTGGTTGCTGTTCAGATTGTTCAAAAACTTGTTGAGTTTGAGTATTTCTTTCAATTAATTGTTCCAACGTAATATTACCTAGATAAGTGTATATTTGTCCATTAACAGTTAAAGTACCATCATTATTTTTCGTTACTGTTCGGGGCGTATTATTCAAAAGAAACGTCATTGTTTGATTACCATTCTCATCCACAGAAAAACTTACATTTTGAAGAGGAACATTCGATTGAGTTATGCTAGTGAGTGTTCCGTCAGCATTTATAAAAAATAAGTTATCACTTTGAGGAATACCCCAACCGCCTATAAAATCAGCTAAGCTAACTTGTGGTAGCGGTTCTTTAGTAGTAGATGAAGAGGTAGATTGGTTTGTTTCAGATGAGACGTTTTGATAATTAGAGCTGGTTTCTTCCGTTTTATCTTTTTGAGTGGAAGAATCAATACTTTTCTTTGTGTAAGGTTTCAAAACTAGTTTTGTTTGGTTATCAGAATTGTTTGTCTTAGTAGGAGTGAAAAGTAGATTTTGCTTTTCTTTTTTTATCTTGTAAGCTACTTCTTTTCCTTCATTTTTCCAACGAATTTGATTGTTTTTTAGATGGTATTTGACTTTGTATTCTATTTTATTTGCAATTTGTTTACCTAATTCTTCGCCTGCTTTTTCCAAATCATTTTTTGCAGTTGATGTGTGTTCATCTGTATTGATTTTGAAAGTAGCGGTATCTTCGCTGAATGATACAATCATTACTACTTCATCAACGTTGGAGTTTACGGCCCACTCGTTTGCCATTAGCTCTTTTGTGGTCACTTTATTTCTGCAAGAAGTAAGGTTCAGTAAGGATAAAAAAACAATCAACCCCAGTAAACTTTTTTTCAT